CAACGGCACGTTTAACCTTGCAAAGCTATGGGGCTGGTGATCAAGTCAAAACGCTATGACCACCGTGAAGCTTGATATGAAGGACCCCGCCACCAAGGCAGTCGTGGACGGCTGGGCCGACAACACCGAGTACGTCATCCGAACCGGTGCGGGACCCAACCGCGCCATGGCCGAAGTCGTGGAGCCGGAGGAATCCCCGGAGGAGGAGGCGCCCGAGGAAGGCGCCAGCGAGCCGGGTCCCGCCGCCGTGAAGTCGGCCATGGGTGGACCGATGCGCGCTGCGATGGGCGGATAACGCAGCCATCATAAGGCAAGGATGCCAATCCCAGTCAACCGGCTGAAGGAAAAACACAAGCTCGATCCGGACAGCTTGGAGAAGGCGTTCGCCAACGACACGCTGGAGAAGCGGCCGAAGGTGAAGAAGCTCGTCGACCAAATCAGGGACACCATCCAGAACGGAATCAACCGGAACCGATCCGACTACCGGCTGTTCAAGGCGATGGACTGGGCCTACGACACGCCGTTCTATCAGGTCAGCTACACCCAGCTTCGTGGCCTGCTGACCAGCAGCCCGGACGAAAAGAAGGTGATGGAGGCAGTCAACTCATGGGGACTGACCCACCTGCTCTCAGACGTCAAGAACGCCGACGGGACTACGTGTTGCGGTAGCGATGGGAAGGCGAAGAAGGCGCTGAACCTGCCGGTGTTCTTCAACATCTTCGTCCCGATCGTGATGTCGTACATCACCATCCGGTGGGCCAAGCTGTTCAACGATCGCAACCTCACTCCGACCTACAAGTACGATCCAATCACGTTTACCAAGGAGAACCGGTTCCGCTGCGAAGTCGTCACCCAGCTTGTGCAGCGGCAGTCAACGTGGTTCGATTATCCGGCCGACCTGAAGCAGTCCATCTTGCAGACTTTGCTCTACGGATTCTGCATCAACTTCCCGAGGGAAGCCTGGTTCGTGGAACGGCAGGAGGATGAGGATGGGAAGTTGAAGATCGTGCGCGAGGGACTGCGCTGGAACATGCCGCATCCGTCCCGGACCTACTACGATCTCTATCACAGGTTGTCATCGTTGAATTCAAACTCCGGCTGCGAATATGCCGGCTACTGGGAGCTGTGCCGCTACAAGGAGATCAACGACAATCCGCTCTACTGGAACAAGGACAAGATCACGATGGGATCCCACTCGTGGTTCGACCTTACCAACAACCCGGATTTCCTGGCCCAGGTGTTTCCGTGCGCGATGACCTTCCCGAACGCCAGCGGCCAGGGAGCCGGCGGAGTCGGGGCATTGGACCGCCAGAACGAAGCAGCAAGAACGTATGGCAACGGCGACTACGACAACGCCACTTTATTGACGCAGCACTTCCAGAAGCTGGTGCCAAAGGACTACGGGCTCGGTGACTACGAGTATCCGATCTGGATGCGGTTCGTGTTCGCCTCCGACAACGCCGTGGTCTGGGCCGAGCCGCTGTCGTTCACGATGCTGCCGACCTACACCTACGACGCGGACTTCAACCGCGCTCGGTTCAGGTCGTTGGCACTTGAGATCATCCCGTTCCAGGATCATGTCAGCAACATCCTGACGCAATGGATCCTGGCGGTGAAGGATAACCTGGTAAACCCGGTCTTCTACGACAAGGAGAAGATCCCGGCCAACTACGTCCAGCAGTTGCAGAACCTCGGCCAGAAGATTCTCAACGGCCGGATGTTCATCCCGTTCTCAAGCACCGAGAACTACCGGATGAAGATCGAACAGCGCGAAGCCTTCTTCTCCCCGCAGCTCACGCACCACAACACCGCCGAACTTGCCAACCTGGTGACCGGCGTGTTGAACATGCTGGACCGCGTCATGCAGCTCTCCCCGCAGGAGATTGGGCAGGCCGCACCGCACGAGCAGACAGCGGAGGAGACGCGCGTGATTGCCGGCAACACGAGCACACGGGTCACCTTCACCGGGACCGGCATCGACTCCGGGGACAACGCCAAGAAGACGGTGCTCTACGAGGCGACGATGGCGCACGCCGACGATGACGTTACGGTCAGTGTGACCAGCGCCTTCGCTTCGACGAAGGAGGAGTTCGACAAGCTGCTCAAGGCCGTCGGCTTTACGCTGACGGACAAGGATGCCGGGTTCGATCCGGACCATCCGGAGACGATGCACCAAGTCAAGGGCAGCAAGTCCGCGTTGCGCATCGAGGAGTTCAGCAGCACCAGGGACAACACCAACCGGGTGAACCTTCCGGGCATCGCCGATGCGATGAGCAAGATTTTCCTGTCCATCGCCGGCAACCCGATTCTCATCCAGGCGATCGGCCCGCAGCAGCTCGTTGAACTGCTCAACCAGATCATCGTCACCAGCGGGATGCCACAGGAGTTCAGGTTGCGTGGCAAGCCATTGCCTCCGGCTGGAGCGGATCCGCAGGCTCAGGCCCAGCAGGCCCAGCAGGCCCAGCAGGTGGCCGAGATGCTGAAGAAGTTCGCCGAGCAGGTGCAGCAGCTCGTGGGTCAGAAACAACAGGAGACCCTGGCGCTGTCGGCCAAACAGACAGAGCAGATCGTCGGAGGCGCCATGCAGGCAGCCCAGCAGCAGGCGCAGCAGCAGGCCGCCCAAGGCGCAGCCGCTGTCGCCCAGCAGTTGCAACAGGCCGCTCCCGCCATCCAGGCGGCGCAACAGACAGCCGAACAGGCAGCCCAAGTGCTGGCTCAGCACCAGCAGGAAATCGAATCGTTAAACCAAGCCGTGGCCCAGCTCACCGCTGCGGTGCAGGCATCACAGCAACCGCAAGCGGCCCTCTGAACTATGGAAGAGATCATCAAGGAAGCCGCCGAGCAGGTGCCCGCTTTGGTCATTGTGGTGGTGCTCTGCTTCATGTTCCTGAGACAACAGAGCGAGGCGCGCGGGGAATATCTGAAATCCATTGAACGCTTTCACGCAGACAACCTGGATGCCCGCAATGAGAACCGTGAGACGATTCACGCAAACAGCGAGGCCACCGGCAAGCAGACCGCCGCCCTCCACGAACTGACGACCGAAGTGAAGGAACTTCGTGGAAGCTTGCTGGCTGTTGTCCGCAAGGTGATGAATTGATGCAGTCCATCTCCTGCATCAGGGTTCCGATCGAGCCGTCACAGACTGACCAGCTTCGAACCCTCTTTGCCAGCCCGGGCTGGACCGTCTTGAGGGAGGTTCTTTCAGCCCACTGCGTCGAATCACAATGCGCGTTTCTGGATGCCTCCATGTACAATGGCGAGACTGCGACAGGCACAGCCGCCATCGCAAAGGACGTGGCAGTGCGGTTCAACACGGCGCTGGATGTTCTTGACGTGGTCCAAGGGAATATGGACGAATGGTACCGCATCACGCTTGAGCAGAGACGATAGGAAGTCGCTTCCGACTCAGGCCGAACCAGAAAGAAACTATGGCAGGGATCGCCACCCCGTCACCGGCACCGCCGGTGGCTCCGTCCGCACCTACAGCTCCACCAAGCTCACCACCAGGACCCCCGTCGCCCCCGTCGCCGGGGCAGACGCCTACCCCGGAGTCGGATCCGAACCTGGCCATGTCCCAGATCGTGGCCCGCAGCAAGGAAAAGCATGCCTCTGGGACGCCTTCCACCCCCGCGCCCGCCGGAAAACCGCCTGAAAAGGCACCTTCCACCCCTCCCGCCGCGCCCGCCGCGCCTCCCGCTGCACCCCCTGCCGAGCCACAAAAGCTCACCGATTTGCTGGGAAAAGCCCTGAAATTCACCCCAAGCAAGGCCCAACCGGCCCCTCCAGCCGCCCCGGCGGACCCGGCGGATCCAATTCCAGCCCCGGCCGCGCCTTCCGCGCCCACCGAACCACCCGGCAAGAAGACTTCGAAGGGAAAGAAGGCGCCAGCTCCAGTCGACACGACTGCCATGGTGACCGCTGCCACCACGGCGGCAACAGAGGCGGCCATGCGCGCCATCCAGAGCACGGCTCCGCCACCGAAGCCGAGCGTGACCGAGCAGCTCAGCGATGATGACCGCCGGGACTACGAGGTTGCGGAGCACCTGGCGAGGATGGACCCACGTTATGCCGACGCTCCGAAAATCATCCTGGAGCACGTCAGCAGGGCGGAGGACTACGCCGCGCGCTGGGAGGCGGCCAACCCGGGGAAGGAGTTCGACGCAACGGATGATGAGCATGACGATTTCTTCTCCACGCTGCAGCGCCCATGGACTTCGAACGATTTCAACGAGGCGAAGATCGATCTGTCTGCCGAGAAGAAGCTGGCGAAATTCAAGGAGGAACAGCAAGGCTCGCTGCAAGGGCTGCACCGTGACCAGGCCCACATGGAGCTTGCGCCCGTGGTGGAACGCAAGTTCGTGGAAGCCACGACGGAGCTGGCCAGAGCGGTCGGAGACGATATTCACAAGGCGCTCACAACGGTTGGCTGGGACGGGCTTCATAAAACAGATCCGGTGACTGCACAGGTGCTGGCCGCAACCCTGGACCAGCTCCATCCGTTCATCGAGGCAGCGATCGAGATCGACGATCCGAGACAGCGCGTTCGCATCAACACCAAAGAGAATCAGATGCACGCGCAATGGAACCAGGTCGTCACTGTAGGTGAATCCCGCCTTTCCGGACAGCAACTCGATGACGGAAGGGTGTTCGCGCGACGGGCGGATTACGTTCGGATGAATCCTTCACAGCAGGCCGCGCACTGGTACCTGACGACGGACATGATCATCAAGGGCGCGCTCGATTACGCCGCAGATCAGGTTAAAATCGTCTCGGAAAATCAGAAGGCAAAGCTCAAGAGCCTCGGGTTTGTCCGACAGGATTCGATCGCGAATCCGAATGGTGCGTCGCCAGCGACTCCAGGAGTTCCGTCTGTTCCTTCGACTCCAGCCGCACCAGCAAGCGAGAAACCCGTTTCTCCAACAGTGGGCAGTGGCGCCAAGATCGACGACACCGGCGGCGCTCCTAAATCAGGAGAGGCTGCGCTGATGCAACAAATCAGCGGCATCCTTTTCCGCAAGTAGGTTGTTCTTGTCCATCGTGCGGCAATAACGCAGCCGATGGATAATGAACAACATGGCGATCAGCTCAAACATCTTCAGCCGCTGCCTTCCGGCAATCGGCTCAAACGTCAACGAGTGTGGCGCCGTCACCCTGTGCAATGTCGTGACAGCTCATACCGATGAGCTGACGTCGATCTTCACCGATGGTGCCGGCAACTTCCGGGATCTGCACGCGCTCCTGGCCACGCAGTTCGAAATCAAGGCGTGCGGCTCCCGAACCAACGGGCTCTACGACTTCCTCATGGCCAACAAGAGGATGGTCGGAAACAAGACGATCAAGACCCCGCTCGGGCCGGGCAACTCGGAGATTTCTCCGTTCATCATGGCGTCGCAGCATTCCGTCATCAACTCGGAGTACTGGTCCCTGAAGAACCTCTTCGTCACCGGCAGCACCTACACCATCCACGTCAACAGCCGGGCTTCCATTCCGCTGGACGACCGGTGGTTCGTACCCGGGATGAACATTTACGTGAATGCCCGCACGGCGGGAGGCACCGCGCTGCGTGGTGCATTCCTCGTGGTCAGCGCGCAGGCATCCACCTTTGCGGCTACTCCGACCATCCTCATCACGGCCACGGCTCAGAATTCCACTCTCGGTTGGGTGGCCAAGGCGGCCTTCGACACTTTCACCGGCGGCGCTCCGCTGACGGCCGGCGTCGTCATCCGTGGTTCGGCCAACGTGCAGGACGTGGAACGCTGGTGCTACAACCGGCCCGCGTTGAACGATCGCAAGCACGTTCCGTTCTGGTGGGAGACCGACCGCTACACCATGTGTACGGACGAACTCTACGAGGCGTGGTTCAAGCGCCTGCAGGACGGTAACGAGTACTTCAAGCTGTTCGGCGATGTGGAATCCACGCAGCGCAACAAGCAGCTCGGTGACATGTTCCAGCGTGAGTGGCTGAACAAGTTTTTCTGGAACAAGCGCATCAGCTCGAACCAGACGCTGGGCCTTTACCGGAACCTTGCTCAGGTCACGTCGTTCTCGAATTCCACCCAGGGTCTCTACACTCCGATCGAGGGCAAGTGCGTCGGACGCAAGGCCAACGCGATCGGCGTTTACGAGCAGCTCGCAGAATGCGGGCAGGTGTTCGATCTGCAGAACCAGCAGCTCAACCTCGTCGAACTGTTCGAGAACCTCATCTACCCGATCTGGCGTGCGCGCGGTGACCAGGGCATCCCGAACGAAACGATCGAGATCTTCACGGACTCGTTCACCGCGTCGATGATTCAGCGCGGCATGATCCAGTACTACGACACGCGCTCGGACGGTCTGGCCCGATTCATGATCGACACCAAGCAGGTGATGAGCGGTCAGATGGGCGAGCTTGGTTTCTCGTTCGACGAGTACAAGCTGCAGTATCCTCAGACCAAGATCCGGATCGTGACGAACAACTTCTTCGACGACTTCGCCACCGCGATGTCCTTGGAGAGTCAGAACAGCGCCGGCCGTTTCCTCTGGATCCTGGACTTCACCAGCATCTACCCAGGCATCATCACTTCGAACGCCAAGAAGCATGTCACGGGCGACTTGGAGAAGCTGGCGGCCGTGGACCAGGATTACGCCTGCGTCATGGCCAATCCGACCCAGGAGGTTCAGCTCAACTCGCTGACCTGGACCGCCGTGGTGGAATGTCCGGCGACCAGTGCCATCGTGGAAAACTTCGACATCACCCGCATCCCTGCGGGCGACGCGGGTCAGACGCCTTACACGGACCTGTACCAGGTTTAAGGTTCACCTGCATCTGTTGGTTGTGGTGCAGTGGGATTGGGGCAGGCCCGGAGTTCTTGCAACTCCGGGCCTTTTCAATAATGTCGCCTTGATATGCCATCAAAGTATTATAGGAAAGATATTCCGGCCATGCCGGTTTACATCCACGGGACGCCTCTCAAATTCGAAATCCTTGAGACGGCGGACGCGGCGCTCATCGAGGAGCTGGACCGGTGCATCGCCTTTGGTCGCGGCGGAGTGATCTCGATCACCAGGGAAGAGTACGACGAGGAAGCTAAAAAAAAACCTCAAGGGACTTTCTCCGAGTCAGGCTACAAGCAGAAGCTGACCAGACTCGAATTGTCCTCGCAGCTTCTAAACCAAAATCCTGCTGCGGAAGGGGGAATTAACATCGGTGGACAGTTTGCCCGTCCGCAGGATATTGGAAGGGCGCAGACACCAAATGAAAAGTTCGGTCTTCCAAACGGAGCGGTGGGACCGGCTGGCGGAAGGCCGATGCCGGATCCGATCGAAGTGCCAAAGCCGGCGGACATGAAACCTCCGACGGCAAAACTCAGTGAGCTGAACTCGGTGTAACACATCGTCCAAAGGGACAAGGACAGTCCTATGTCAGCAATCGAATATCAAGCGTTTTCAGATTTGGAAACCACGCTCAAGACGCTGGTGGCGCCGGAGAGCCTCGGAGAGGAGTTGCAGGATGTATTCCGGACTGAGCTGGCCAATGCACTGGCGGATATTCAGACGCTCATTCCTTGGACGCGCGGATTCAACGTCAACATCTACACCAAAAACGATGTCCAGGAGTTTTGTTCGACATCTGTTTTCCAAGGTCCGCCTGGAAAGATCACGCAGTTGTTCGCCTACAAACCGAACGACAATGCCGGTCGAGACTGCAAAAAGCTGTACTACAAGAGGGTAAGTTCGGCGAAGATTGATTGCTGGGTGGAGTCGCAGCGTTGTGTGCAATGCACATTCGAACCGCCCCCGGCGAACATTTACGACACGCCCTACTGCAACTACGTGATCGGCGGAGAGACGGCGTGCGCTCCGCCGTACCTGAACGGCACCGAGGACGACTGCCGGTTCCTGAGCCTGGCCGACAACGACCGCATCTTCTCAGTTGGACCGGACTACAAGATCTACGCGGCTCCTCGTTTTCCATGCGAATACTACATGCTGATGCAGTGGCAGGGCATCAAGCGAAAGTGGAATGATGAGGATTTGGTTCCCGTCGATCAGCAGTTCCAAGAATGCGTGATCAACCGCATGGAGAAAAAGATCGCGATGAAGGAGCGGGCATGGGATGCGGCGCGTGCCTACGATGTCGAGTACACCACCTGCCTGCGCACGTTGCGCTATCGTTACCACGACGAGCAGGATGAGGAGCTGCAGCGGGATTGCTCGGCGGCCATCGAGCGGCTGCTGCCGGCGTTCAGCTCGCTCTACGTCCCAAGCGTTCCGTTCGTTGGAAACTCGGACAGCGGATTCCCGATTCTCTTGAGCTGACGCTTATGCCAACACCACTCGATTTACTCTCATCGGCAAACCGGGCCAGCAAGATTCACAACATTCCGGATCTGGTCACGACCCTTGACACCGTGGCGGACTCCGATCGCTTTGTCATTGATCGCAGAGACGGAAATGGGAACTGGCTTAACAAGCAGATCAGCGCCGCCGATGTCAAAGCGCAGGTCGCTTCCGCAGCGGCGGCTGTTCCGTCAGAAGATTCAATCCAGGACGGACAGGTCATTGAGATCTTTGATGACTATGCCGTTGGCGCGATCAGCAGCTTCACGAAGGGAACCGGATGGCTGAACAACGGAGTGGGGTCAGGCTGTTCCATCGTCAGCCGGACACACGCTGATGGAAGGACTCAGAAGCGTCTGGAGATCAAGTCCGGACAATACGGACGAACGCTGCCGTGGGGAAAATACTGGAACCGGCTCAAGATCATCTTGATGTTCAGATTGAATCACGGTGTGACCATCAATCCGGTGGACGGATATGTTGGGGTGTGCAGCGGAACCACCAACATGGTGGCCAGCGCCACCACCGACAACTTCATCGGGATCCGGTGGGGTGATGGATTAAGCGCACTGACATTCACGGCCGGAACGCTGATCAACTATTTCAACATGGGAGTGGGATTCAGATTCCACTCCCGGAGGGGGACTACGAGCACATCCATCGGGGCTGGCGGCTCCGGTCATTCAGTGCCTGCAAATGAAGGATACCTTTCCCCTTTGATCTTTGAAGTGGGACGTCCTACGTTCGCCACCGACATCGCGTCAGTCCTGTATTCCGTGAAGGAGGTCAGTGTCTCGTCGACCAACGTGGAGCATTCCCGCACAAAGGATCTAATCAAGGGTTTGCTCACTTCCAATTCAACGTCGCTTGCATCCATATCAGAACTCGAAGCGGCGGCCGGTGGATCAGTTGGAACCGGATCCGGAAACTTCGATCAGTCCACCGGAGGCTTGGACACCGTCAACTTCTCATGGCCACATGCTTTCGGTCTTGAAATCGCAGCCCTTGGTATTCGCAAAGTTTATTGAAAGGATCCCATGCCATCACCCGTAGTGCCATCCCAATTCTGCGACGCCATCCCATCGGCCAACGCCGACCTCTGCACGCGGCTCACGCGCTTCTTCAACATCGCCAACTTGCTGTGCGACTTCTTCTCCTACTTCCTGGACAGCGATGGAACGATCAGCGACCAGGCCATCACGGAGATCACGCAATCCATTGTTCCAACGGGAGCCTACCTGTGGGCGGCCACGACAAACGTAGGTAACGGTTATCTGCTCTGCAACGGAGCCGCTGTCAGCCGCACCACATACGCAAACCTTTTTGCGGCGATCGGAACCCGTTATGGATCTGGAGATGCAAGCACGACATTCAATCTTCCGAACGGCGGCGGGCGTTCACTGATTGGAGCCGGGACAGGTGACAACGGATCCGGTGGAGCGTTGTCCACTCGGGACATCAACACAAAGTACCTCGGCGAGGAGACGCATCTTCAGACCATCTCCGAGATGCCGGCGCACACTCACGACATCCAAACATTCAGCTCCGGCGCAACGGGTGGCGATGGTGGTGACATCCTGAACGAGCCGGATCCGGGAGTGGACCGCACTCACCCAACCGAGAGCACGGGAGGAGGGACGGCGTTCAATGTGATTCATCCGTGTCTCATCGCGTTTCTGTTCATCAAAACGTGAGCAATGGCCGACTTCCGCACAACTCAGCTACGCCCGATGACGGGCGCGTTCGATACGCTAAGCTCGGCCGATGAGGTCGGGTTCGGAAACTGGCGCGTGGTCAAGAATGCCAGCACCAGGTCATCGAAGAACCGGCAGCGCGGCGGAGGCTGGCGCCGGCTGTTCGCTGACAACTTCCCGTACAACAACGAGGATCTGCACGACCAGCTCACCGATCGTCTTGGTTACTACGAGGAGTACAGCGCGCTGGCCAGGACGGGCGGCGGGTTGACCGGATACAGCTACGCTTACCAGGCTGCGAGCTATCAGCTTGGAGGGGACTTCTTTTTCCCGCCGGCCACTAATGTTTACGCGCCGGTTTACATCGGGGACTTCCAGCCGACGGAGGTTTACAACGGCTGCAACATCTTCTATCCGTACGCCGGCTATCCGTACCGCTACATCCGCACGCCTTACATCGTGCCTCCGACTTTCACGAACGGCTACCCGAACTACTACCTCTACAGCTACTTCTACACTTCGTGCGAGCAAGAGCATACGACCTTCCAGTATCCCGGGTACCCCTACGGTCCAGCCACTCCGCAATACCAACCGGTCCTGGTGTACTCCTACGTTTACTGCGGGCAGGTGTTGCACACGCTCTCTGGCTGCCGTGAAGCGGTGACGATGCTGACCGAGGTGGTCACGGCCGCCGGGCGGAAGCTGATTGCCGCCACGATGAGCCGGGTCTATGAACTTAACCAGAGCGCCGGCAACTGGCGCATCCTGGCGGACGGACTTGGCAACAGTGGATACACCACTGACCAGTGCGGATGCAATTCAGTGCGCGGAATGTCGGCGACATTGGGTTCAACGCTCATCTTCACCAACGGATTCGATGCCCCGAGCACCTACGTTCTTGGAAATGATCCTTCAGGCTGCGGATTGCAGGCGCTTGAGACGATCACGGACCTGCTTGCGTTGGACATCACCCGCGCCGGAGGCGTCGTGGTGTGGAGGGGCTTCGTCATCTTCTACGACTTCACCGAGAACGGCGAGCGCATGGGAGGGACCGTGATGTGGGGCGACTTGGAGAACGCCGCGTCGTTCATCGAGTCGGATACCAGCCTGGCCGGCCGCGCGACCATTGCAGTTGGAGAAACGATCCTGAACGCGGCGCCGCTCGGGAACGCGCTCATGCTCTACACCGACAAGAGCATCATCCGCGTGACGTTGGTAGGCGGCGAGGACGTGTTCAACTTCGAGACGATTTATCGCGGCGGAAACTCGCTAAAGTACAAGTTCAGCCTGATCAACGGCGGTGACATTCACATGTGGCTTGGTGAATCCGATGTTTATGCGCTGTCGCAGTTCGATTCCCGTCCCGTTACGGTTCCGTGGATCACCAAGGCAGCCGGCATGATTTTCGACGGCATCACGGAAGACAACGCCTCCTACGATCCGATCAACAAGGAGGCGTGCAACTTGGTGACTGGCGGGTGGTCGGATGAGGCCAGGGAAGCGTGGCTGTCGTGGCCGACCGGTGACAACATCTGCCCCAACGTGACGTTGCGGTTCAACCTGAAGTTCTCCGCCGCAGACTTTATCGATCACGGGTTCACGTCGTTCCTGACGTTCAGGAAGGATGACCGTCCCACCATCGGGCAGTGGCTTGAAGACCTTGGCGTGTGCGCGCGAGGAACGCTGGTGGCCACTGGCTTCAAGGACGGGGAAGTTTGCACCGGGGCGAGCGCAGCGGTCGTCAATCCTCCGCTCTTCATCTGGAACGAGACGGAGAATCCGAACCTTGCGATCTCGCCAGACTCACTGTGCTCACGTCTGCAAGGCAAGACCATTGCCGACTACTGCGAGGACTGCGCCTCCGAGTCCACGTATATCGCCGCCTCCGCCGAGGACTTCTGCCTGAAGCAGATCGAGGATGACATCTACTACCGTGAGATGCTGGGAGGGAACTACCTGTCGTACGATGGCTACGCCTGCCACGGGGAGTTCTATCACCATGTTGGCTACGAGACGGTCATGCAGCAGGGCGCGGAGAGTTACCGGGCCGACGACGAGAAGATGATGAAGATGATCGCAGTTGAAGCGGAGCCGCTCGCCCAGTCAACTCCGTCCATCATCACGGCCGAGGCTGGCTACGGTTCACAGCCAAGCTGCTTCACCTGGAAGGCAACAAAGGATCTCGATTTCGAGTGCCAGACAGAATTGACAGCCGCGCAGCACACGACCGCCAAGACGCGGCCGGACGGCACGTTTTACTTCCCGACTTGGACGAGGGGCAGGTACCTGTCGGCGCGCTTCATCATCGACGGGATCGGAGGCGGTGGTAAGTTCAGCGCCATGCAGTTCATGGTCAAAAACTGGGGACAACAGGATTCTCCGTAATCGTCATGGCTTCAGACCGCCAACTGAGCCGGATCTCGCTGCGGCCGGACCAGATATTGGAGGTCCAGTTTGGACCTTGGATGGAACCTTCTCCTGAGATGCTCCGGCTTCCTGGCGTCAACGCATGGTGGCAGCAGTTAAGACTCTCGCGCGAGCGCGACATCTCGACGTTCAACAAGCTGATCAACAACCTGCGCCTGTCCGAGATTGATGGAGGTGCTCCGTGAGACGTGGAGTTGTCATCAAATTGCGCAGGGGTATTGCCAGCCAATGGACTTCGGTGAACCCCGTTCTTGCCGATGGCGAGATGGGCATCGAGACGGATACCAGGAAGTTCAAGTTCGGCGATGGGGTCAAGGTGTGGACCGCGCTGGAGTACGCAGGGACTTCCTCGGAACTCAGCATCGAGACGGCTGAACGCATCGCTGGAGACACCGCGCTCGATGTCAGGCTGGACGCCATTGAATCCGCATCGAGCGGTTTCGGAGGAGGTGGAAACCAGATTTCCGCAGGCACGCAACTGGCGCCGGCTGGCTCCACAGTCGTCTTCAGCAATGCCAACGGCGTCAGCTTCGGGCTCAACAACAGCTCCGTGTTGACGGCCTCAATCGCGGCTGGAGTTCCGTCGCCAGTAAACTTCTCGGCCGGGACGACGAGCAGCGATCTCGGCTCCGTCGTATTCAGCAATTCGAACGGAGTGAGTTTCGGCCTGAATGGATCTACCATCACAGCGAGCGTTGCCGTTGCCGGCGGAGCCCAGACCGGCATCAGCGGCATCATCGTCTCTGACACCACCTACACGAGTGGAACCATTTCGTTCTCCAATGCCAACGGAATCACGTTCGGTTCATCGGCTGGTCAAGCCATCACGGCATCGCACAACGCGCTGACATCGCAGAGCAACCAGGCGTTCAGCGCTGACGCCTCATCGACGTTTCAGACTCTCTCCTTTCAGAACAGCAACTTGGTCAGCTTCAGCAATAATGCAGGGGCCATCCGGATCACGCATGACCTGATGGCATCTTCG